GATGAGGACGATATGGCACCTGACGGTATGGATGACGATTCAGATAACAACAGAGCTATGATGGGTGAGGAGAATAAAGATGAAAAGATTAGACAAATCGAAGAATCTTTAGTATCTTTGATTCGTAAATATATCCCTGAAGAGACGATGAGTAAGAAAGACCTATTAAAGATGTTGGAACAGGCACCTGGTACAAAGGAAACCCCTGTAAAGACACCAACGAGGACTAAACCTGAGAGAAAGTCACCTTATAAGCCGAAACACAAACCGGCTCCAAAGGCTGCAGATACTGAAGTTGCACCCTCAAGAGTTAAACCTGGCACGAAAGAAAAACCAGGTAGAAAGACTCCATACCAACCAAAACACAAACCAGCCCCAAAGGCGGTAGAAAAAGAATTACCAAGTTTCTTAAAGTTTAACGAATTAAATATCAAATTTAGAGATGAGCAAGAAGATTAATGAAGCACCAATAGATTACGGTGATAGACCAGAAAGAATGGCACCTGATATTCAGGCAAAGATTCAGGGTCGTGAGACACCTTTATCAGATAACCCAGCATTGGATATTGATGTTGACGGTGATGGTGTTGTTAGTTCGTTTGAAGAAAAATTGGCATCTAAAAGATTTGGTGATGTTGTTGATAAGGTAAAACAATACACTGGAATGCAAGACATCTCAGGTCCTAACGCATTTATGGAGTTACAGATGATGCTTCAAAGAGCAGTTCAACAGGTAAAATCTATCGAGTCAAACAATGAAGAGTATTTGGAAAACTTAGCCATTGATTTGGTGAAAAAAGAAATGGGTCTTCCTGATGATGCATTTCAATACGACGTTGAACTACTTTCAGGTATGGGTCAGATTGACACCTCTAAAATGAGAGGTCAGTCAGATGAAGAACCCGATGAGGAGGAAATTATGAAAGCCTTCGGTGACCAAGATGCTGATGATATGGAAGACGATATCGATGCGTTTATGGATGCGATGGATAAATTTGACATGGAAAAGGCAAAACGTCGTTTCATTAACTCACTTATTCAAGGGGCATCTAAAAAGGGTCACTATATGTATAATTTGGTATCGGATGAACTTAACCGTCTCGACCCACAACTATTGAATCTTTATGGTGTATTGATGTCAATTGCTGACATTATGTATTGGATTATTCCTGACCAAATGACTCAGATGATGGCGGGTGAAGGTGAAGGTGTTCAGGGTTCTGAAGAAGTTGATGATGAAACCGACCCACCAACAATCAAAGCAAAAGGACTGTTCTTTCCTGTGTTAATACATGAACTATTAAAAGGTGTGTATGAAGCATTGGGAACTCAAGGTCTTCCTGATGACCCTAAAGCCGCGGAATTGGTTATGGGTTCACAGGATACCCTTCCTTACGAAATTTGGGATTTACGTTTGGGACCTGTTATTTGGGAAAAATTCGTGGAGGCATATCCTGAAAGATTGTTCGAAGATGACTTAAGAGAGATTCAGAACTATTTGTTCTCACGTTTCTCAATGTTGTCAACAGAGGAGTTCTTTGAGGTAGCTCGTGAGATTCTAAAGGGTACCGACAAAGGAAAACAAATCTTAAACAGAATGGTTGATGAAATCATTGAGGAGTTACGTCAATATGATTTGGAGGATGTATTATCTGATTACGATGACGATGATGACGATGATGATGAGTTCAGAGACTTTTTGGGTGACTTAGGTATTTCTTTATCATAAAAAAGTAAGTATCATGGAGTATGGCGTTAACCAGAGAAAAAGTATTATTAGAGTATGCAAAAATTGTCAAGGATACGCCATATGCTCTAAAAACATATCTACAGACTTACGATAACACACAGTCAATGTATGTTCCGTTGGATTTATTTCCCGACCAGGAACATCTCATTAATGACTACGACAATTTCGAAGAAAATATTGCATTGAAGTATAGACAGGCGGGGGTATCTACGGTTACCGCCGCTTGGTCTTCAAAAAAGTTGGTGACGGCTCAGAAGAAAAAACCTGAGAAGATTCTAATCATTGCCAACAAATTGGACACCTCTATGGAATTTGCCAATAAGGTAAGGTCATTCGTTGACCAATGGCCGGATTGGTTGGGTGTTAAATTCTCACAGGAGAAAAACTCACAACGACACTTTAAGTTAACCAATGGGTGTGAAGTAAAAGCCGTTGCTACGTCAAAGGATGCCTTACGTGGTTATACCCCTACTATTCTTATTTTTGATGAAGCAGCCTTTATCGAGGCAGATGATGACTTCTGGTCTGCGTGTATGGCGTCGTTGTCTACGGGTGGTAAGGTGATTGTAATTTCAACACCTAACGGTTTTGACCCTATATACTACACCATTTACGAACAAGCGGTAAGAAAGATGAATGATTTCAAGATTACTGAGATGTATTGGTACCGTGACCCTCGTTATGCCAAAGACTTAAAACTTATAAAGACGAAGGATATTGTTCATTATATGTTGAATAGAGAAGACTATGACGATAGTAAAATTATTATCGACTATTCACATTTGGACCCTATGACTCGTGATTTTGAGGAGATTAAGGAAAGATTTACTGAAGGTTATAAACCTTATTCTTCATGGTTTGAGAGTATGGCTAAGAAGTTAAAGTTTGACCGTAGAAAGATTTCTCAGGAGTTGGAGTGTAACTTTTTAGGTTCGGGGGATAACGTTATTCCACCTGAGACTGTGGAGATGATTAAGGAAAACTACATTCGTGACCCTGAGAATAAGTTCATGGGTGGTGCATTGTGGCAATGGAAAGAGCCAATTGAAGGTCATAAATACATTATGGGTATTGATGTTTCTCGTGGTGATAGTGAGGATTTTACGACCTTTAGTATTGTGGACTTTGACGAGAGAGAACAGGTATTGGAATACTTAGGTAAGATACCACCTGATGTTGCCGCTGAGGTGGCATTTAAATGGGCAACAATGTATAATGCATTTGTGGTTATTGATATTACTGGTGGTATGGGTGTGTCAACATCCCGAAAGCTTCAAGAGATGGGTTACCAAAGTCTATATGTTGAAGGTATGAATGCCGCGGATAAGTGGAAGTATAACCCTAAACTACAAGAGAAGATACCTGGACTTAACTTTAACTCTAAAAGGGTTCAGATTGTTGCAGCCTTTGAGGAAGCGTTAAGACACAACTTCCAATTAAGGTCTGTAAGGTGTTTAAATGAACTTAATACGTTTGTTTATATCAATGGTAGACCTGACCACCAAAAGGGTCAACACGATGACCTTATTATGGCCCTTGCAATGGCAATATACGTTGGTGAGAACTCCTTTAGTAGTTTAGAGAAGGTTACAGAACAAACCAAAGCAATGGTAGAAAGTTGGACGGTAAATGAAAATCCCGTTAAAAACCCTGTGGGTAATTTTAACCCAGGTGTTCCAACAATGCCGGCAGACCCTTATGGGAATCAACACAGAATGGGAGGTAATCCGTCAAGAAGTGATTATCAAGACTATTTATGGTTATTCGGGGGTAGAAGATAAATAAAATAGTAAAGTTTAATTATTGAATTAAGTTCTTACTATTTATTAAACAAAGAAAAAAATGGCGGAGAATAATTATACAGTTTGGCAGAGACTTACCAAAGTATTTGGTCCTGATTCATCATTGGACCAGCAAACTCCTGTATATAAGTTTGACAAGAAGGAACTGTTAAAAACCCCTGATAAGCAAGAGTATGAGAGAGAAAAACTTCAAGCTCAACAAACTCTTTATTTGGGTCAACAATGGCAGAAAGTAGAAAATAACTTATATACTCAAGCCGTCTATTATGAACCAACACGTTTGGCCGCGTTCTATGATTATGAGAGTATGGAATATACTCCTGAGATATCTGCGGCGTTGGATATCTATTCTGAGGAATCTACAACTGCAAACGAAGATGGTTACATCCTACAAATTTATTCTGAGAGTAATCGTATTAAGTCGGTATTGGCGGACCTATTCAACAACAGATTGGATATTGACACCAACTTACCGATGTGGACAAGAAACACCTGTAAGTATGGTGATAACTTCGTATACCTGAAGTTAGACCCTGATAAGGGTGTAATGGGTGCCGTTCAAATGCCAAACATTGAAATCGAAAGATTGGAGAGAGGTATGAAGAGTGGTTCTCACAATCAATACAGTTTATCTCACGATGGTGAACAAACTGAGGCGATGAAGTTCACGTGGAAAAACAAAGACATGGAGTTCAACACTTGGGAGATTGCTCACTTTAGATTATTGGGTGATGACAGAAAACTTCCTTACGGAACGTCTATGTTGGAGAAAGCCAGAAGAATTTGGAAACAACTTATTCTTTCTGAAGATGCGATGTTAATCTATAGAACATCGAGAGCACCTGAGAGAAGGGTGTTTAAAGTATTCGTCGGTAACATGGACGACAAAGACGTTGAACCGTATGTACAGCGAGTCGCAAATAAGTTCAAACGTGACCAGGTCGCGGACCCAGCAACGGGTAATGTCGACCTACGTATGAACCAAATGGCCGTTGACCAAGATTACTTTATTCCTGTTCGTGACCCTAATGCTCCGAACCCTATTGATACATTACCAGGTGCACAAAACCTGTCAGAGATTGCGGATATTGAATACATCCAAAAGAAACTATTGACGGCACTTCGTGTTCCTAAGGCATTCTTAGGTTTTGAGGAGGTAACTGGTGAAGGTAAGAACTTGGCGTTACAGGATATTCGTTTTGCAAGAACCATCAACAGAATTCAAAGGTCGATGATTCAGGAATTGAATAAGATTGCAATCATCCACTTATATATCTTAGGTTTTGAGGACGAATTGAATAACTTTACATTAGGATTAACTAACCCATCAACTCAAGCTGACCTTCTTAAGGTTGAACAATGGCAACAGAAAATTCAGTTGTATAGAGATGCGGTATCTGACCCAGGTAATGGTATTCAACCAGTATCGTCATCATGGGCTAAGAAACACATTCTTGGATTCTCTGATGAAGAGATTAAATTGGATATCCAACAACAACGTATTGAGAAAGCTGTTGGTGCTGAACTTGAGAAAACTGCTGAGGTTATCATTCACACAGGTCTGTTTGACAATATTGACAAACTATACGGTGAGAAAGGTAAGGCAGGAGAAGGTGAAGCTGGAAGTGAAGAAGGTGGAGACGACTTTGGAGGTGGCTCTGACTTTGGAAGTGACTTCGGTGGAGGTTCTGACTTAGGTGGTGACCTTGGAGGTGACTTAGGTGCTGAGACAGCAGGTGAAACTGAGGTCGGTGCAGGTGCCGGTGGAGAGATTACTCCTGAATCGTTGGTTAAGAACAAAGACTTAGATTTAATCTTAGAAGATAGTTCATTATTTGGTAACGACACGACAATAGATTTGTCAAAAGGTCGTCAGTCTTTAGGTGAGATTGAGAAAAAACTGAATGACTTACTAGATTCGTAATATTTATTAAAAAAAAGAAAAATGAATAAGATTGGTATATTAAAGTCAAAAATTGAAAATAGTCTTACTAAAGCATACGGTAAGGATACGTTCAAACCAATGATGAAAAACTTCAAAGAAAAGGTTTTGAATAAAAAATCTTTGGCCGAAGCGTTCTACATTTACGACCAATTGTCAACACCAAAAGGTATGGATATGGACATCGCTCCTGATTACATCATGGAGTCATTCAACGAGTTACAAATCATTATTAAGAAAAATCAAAAAGA